AAAACATCGGTGCATTATTACGTGGTACAAAACGTGAAGAAATCGAACGTGGTCAAGTATTAGCAAAACCGGGTTCAATCACTCCACACACAGATTTTGAATCAGAAGTTTACGTATTATCAAAAGAAGAAGGTGGACGTCACACACCATTCTTCAAAGGTTATCGTCCACAGTTCTATTTCCGTACAACTGACGTAACTGGAACAATCGAGTTACCGGAAGGCGTAGAAATGGTAATGCCAGGAGATAACGTGAAGATGACAGTAAGCTTAATCCACCCGATTGCGATGGATCAAGGTTTACGTTTTGCGATCCGTGAAGGTGGCCGTACAGTAGGTGCCGGCGTGGTAGCAAAAATCATCAAATAATTAGATTTGACAATAGAGAGTAATTTGAAACCCGCCTTTTAGGCGGGTTTTTTTATTAAGAAAATTAAGGATATAACGCCATATTATATTGGTTTATTTTGTTTTAGAATTGCATACTATTTAGGTTATATTACTTATTAAGATAACAATTTTTATCAATTATAAAGTTAAATTAATAGAATTACTGATGAAATTAAATCAACAACAGCAACAGGCCGTAACAACTATTGACACTCCTTGTCTTGTTCTTGCTGGGGCAGGTTCAGGGAAAACACGAGTTATCATTAATAAAATTGCTTATTTGATAGAACATTGTAACTATTCCCCCACTAAAATTGCTGCTGTTACTTTTACTAATAAGGCAGCACGAGAAATGAAAGAGCGTGTGGCGCATTCTATTGGTATGAAAAAGAGTAAAGGATTAACGGTTTGTACGTTTCATACATTAGGCTTTGATTTTGTCAAAAAAGAACATCAGGCTTTATCTTTTAAGTCAAGCATTACTTTATTTGATGAACACGATCAGTTGGCACTACTAAAAGAGTTGACCAAAATTTCCTTGCAAGCGGATAAAGACAAATTAAATCAATTAGTTAATTATATTTCTTTATGTAAAAATAATTTGATTTTGCCGAATGAGGCGATGAAATTAGCTAAAAATGAAGTTGAACATCTATTTGCATCATATTATCAGCAATATATGGCGCAAATGCAGGCTTTGAATGCAGTAGATTTTGATGATTTGATTATGTTACCAACGTTGGTGTTGCGTACTAATGATACGATTAGAGAAAAATGGCAAGAAAAGATTCAATATTTATTAGTTGATGAGTATCAGGATACTAATACTAGCCAGTATGAATTGATCAAATTGCTTGTTGGTAAAGCGGCAAAATTTACAGTGGTTGGTGATGATGATCAATCTATTTATTCTTGGAGAGGTGCTAATCCAGAAAATATTGTTCGTTTGAGGGACGATTTTCCGACATTGTCAGTGATTAAATTAGAACAAAATTATCGTTCTACACAACGTATTTTACATTGTGCCAATATATTAATTGATAATAATGATCATATTTTTTCTAAGCGATTGTTTTCTAATTTAGGAACTGGGAATTTATTGCAAGTTATTGAAGCGCAAAATGAAGAACACGAGGCAGAACGTGTTGTGGCGGAGTTGATGTCTCACCGGTTTTTAAATAAAACAGCTTATCGAGATTATGCAATTTTATATAGAGGGAATCATCAATCACGTTTGTTAGAAAAAACCTTAATGCAAAATAGAATTCCTTATAAAATTTCAGGAGGGATATCTTTTTTCTCGCGTGTTGAAATTAAGGATATTATGGCGTATTTGCGGCTGTTGGTAAATCAAGATGATGATGCGGCCTTTATTCGTATTATCAATACACCAAGACGAGAAATTGGATCAGCAACCTTAGAAAAATTAGGACTGTTAGCAAAAGAGAAACATTGTTCGTTATTTGAAGCAATTTTTGATTTTGAGTTATTGCAACGAGTAACAGCAAAAGCTTATACAGCATTGCAAGATTTTGCGGAATGGGTGGTCAAGGCTTCAGATGAAGTAGTGAGAGGAGAGGCGCAAGAAGCAATTAAAGCAATGTTCTCCCATATTCAATATGAAAATTATCTTTATGAACAGGCTTCAAATCCCAAAGTTGCAGAGATACAAACTAAAAATGTAGCAACTTTATTGCAATGGGTTGATAGTATGCTGCAAGGAGATGAATTTAACGAGCCACTAACTTTATCACAGGCAGTATTACGTTTAACCCTACGTGATATGATGGAGCGTAGCGAGAATGAGGAAGAAGGGGATCAAGTACAATTGATGACATTACACGCTTCTAAAGGTTTAGAGTTTCCTTATGTCTATTTAATTGGAATGGAAGAAGGGATCTTACCTCATCAAAATTCAATTGATGATGATAATATTGAAGAAGAACGTCGTCTCGCTTATGTTGGAATTACTCGAGCGCAAAAAGAGTTAACCTTTTCTTGTTGTAAAAGACGCAAACAGATGGGAGAGCTAGTAAAAATGGAGCCTAGCCGATTTTTATTAGAGTTACCACAAGATTATTTGCAATGGGAAAGAGATAAAGTACCATTAACAGAAGTTGAGAAAAAACAAAAGCAACAGGTAGGTTTTGCACGATTGAAAGCTTTGTTAGAGGATTAAATATAGGTATTGGGTTGGTTATAAATTAGATATTTTGATGATAATCTACGCAACCAATCCTAAAATAGAGCCCATTTGAAAAAAAGCGTTGACTTATTTTTTAAAATCCATATTATAGCGACTCAACCGAATGAGGTGAGATGGCCGAGAGGCTGAAGGCGCACCCCTGCTAAGGGTGTATAGGGGAAACTCTATCGAGGGTTCGAATCCCTCTCTCACCGCCATTTATTCGACGCATCCGTAGCTCAGCTGGATAGAGTACTCGGCTACGAACCGAGCGGTCAGAGGTTCGAATCCTCTCGGATGCGCCATTTACTCGCTACTCTAGAGTAATTAAAGAATGAGTGTTATAATCGACAAATCAAAAATTATCTGCGCACCCGTAGCTCAGCTGGATAGAGTACTCGGCTACGAACCGAGCGGTCAAAGGTTCGAATCCTTTCGGGTGCGCCATTTCACTAAATTCGTCTTAATACAAAAATCCATTTTTTCTTGATCTAATATGATATTTGCTTGAAAAATAATGTATTTTTCCAGTTTTTCTTAATTTTCTATGCTCTATTTTTGGCTTGATTGTGATCATATTTGATCTGTTGTAACATTTATTTGCACCAAAAATGCACCAATTATTGCACCAGACTGGATATTTAAGATTTATGGCAACATTCACAAAAAGAAATGCGACTTGGCGAGCGCAAGTCAGAAAAAAAAGGCGTTGTTAAATCAAAGTCATTCCGCACAAAAGCGGAAGCTGTCGCTTGGGCGAATAGAACAGAAATGGAAATTGAAATTGAAATTGAAACAGGCTCATATAGTGAAATTGTCGATATACCTTTTAGCGATGTGGTTGAACGTTATTTGCGAGAAGTTACATTAAAAAAACGCAGTGCAAGAAAAGAAACACTCTTGTTATATCGCTTTTTAGAATTGCCGATAGTAAAAAAATCCCTCAAAGAACTAAAAGAAGAAGATTTTCAGAAATGGCGAGATGAACGCTTGAGAACCGTATCATCAGCGACGGTATTAAGAGAATGGGCGGTAATTAGCCATATTTTTAACACGGCAATAACCGAATGGAAATTGCTCAAAAATAATCCTTTGAAAGGCGTGAAGAAACCTGCAACGCCTAAGCCTCGTACAAGACGTTATAGCCAAGATGAAATTGATGCACTGATTTACAGTTCGGGATTTTCCTTTGATGAATTGCCGACTACCGCCACATCAAGGGTGGGCGCAGCCATTTTATTTGCCATTGAAACCGCAATGCGTGCAGGTGAAATTGTCAATTTAACCTGGGAGCATATCCATTTTGAAGATCGCATTGCCCACTTGCCGAAAACTAAAAATGGCTGGCCCAGAGATGTGCCATTATCAACCCAAGCGATCAAAATATTAAAATTATTAGAGCAAATAAAAGAGGGTGAAAGTGTTTTCCAGCTTAGCTCATCGTTGCTTGATGCGCTTTTCCGCAAGTTGAAAAATAGAATGATGCTAGAAGATTTACATTTTCACGATACCCGTCGCGAAGCACTGACAAGATTGGCTGAAAAAGTTGATGTGATGACCTTGGCAAAAATATCAGGGCATAGAGATTTAAGCATATTACAAAATACCTACTATGCCCCCGATATGAAAAAAGTGGCACATTTGTTAGACTAGCGTCGATTTCTTGCCCGCTTACAGGCAAAGGCGATCACATAACCAGCCAACCAACGATTAGCCGCTTTTCCCCCAGTGCGCTTTTGCAATTCAATCGCATTGGGGAAATCAGGATCGGCAATCACTGCTCTTTTAGTATGCTCATAGCTAAATTGGAAATAATCCGCAATATCCTGCGCAGTCCAAACCAACGTGCTTTTTTCATCAAGCATTGTGCTAGCCACAAGAGTTCGTAAGGCTTGCAATTCTTGGTGTAGTTGCTCGTTTGTAATTAATTGCATTATTTATTCTCCTAGAATTAACATTTATTTTTTATTTTTACTTTATAATTTAGGATAGCTTTAACCATTGCTTCTGCATCTCTTTTTGTTCTAAATACAAAACCAAGCTCAATCAAGCGTCTATCAAAATCATCTTCTTTACTAAATTCATCCAGTGCTACAAAATCAGAAAACTCGTTGCTTTCATACAAATCTACATACCAATATACTTCCCCTTCTTCTAGTGTTTCTATTGTTACTGGTTCACGAACTGCAATGCCGTTGATATATCTAATAGGTTCTTCCCACATTCCGATAATATCAACATCAGTTTCACCTGTATAATCATTAATTCCATCTGTTCCCCAAGAAAGCACATAAACAGCTCCGTCTTTATCAATGGAAAAACCTTGCAATGGATATAAGCTATGATACTCTTCAGGAATTTTATACTTAATAAATGCCTTATCTCCACTTCTTAAGATTACTGGTTCACCTGCCAACGCCTTTTCTAAATTAAATGATTTCATAATACATTTCCTCACTGCACAAACCACTCCCCGGCATCACCCATAAACGGCACAGGTTCTTGGTTTTGGATAATTTCTACCTTGTTATTAATAAATCTCACCGATTGTTTATGGTTTAACACCAATAAATTTCCTTTCAATAAATAAGCTAACTGTCGATCATTGAGTGGTAAACAAATTGGTTTGAGTGCTTTTTGCACGATTTCCACATCATTTTGGCGAGCATTTAAAAATAACGTTAAATTGTCTATTTTTTGTTCCGTACAGTTATTGACAGAACTCCAAGGCAACCAATCTGTTAAGATTTCGCCTGATTGCACACGCGCACGGCGAGCAGCACAATCCACTTCGGCAATCACGCCATAGCGGATCAAATTTTCTATTTTGCGGTTATTTTCTGCGGACATAGCACGATTGATAGATGATAAATAGGGCTATTGTTGGGGATTTGATAAGGATTGGGTAGCGGTTTGCGATGTGGATTTGGGGATAACAAAAAAGCAAGTTAAATAACTTGCTTATTTTTTAAATAGAAATGATGAAATACGCTGTTTTATCGATTTTAATTTGCTTTTGTTATGCTTTTCTTGAAAAGTACCAAATAATTCATCGTGATCGGCAAACATTCTTATCATGAGAACATCACCAGAAAAGGTTAAGACTAATAATGGGTCATTATCATCTGGCAATACGCGTGAGTGAAATACCCCAATGTAATAAGGCGAAGAACCATCAGTAGAATTTGTATCTTTTATTCTGCCGTAAGCATAATCTGAATTGTCTTGATAAATTTCAACGCATTTTGCTAATTTCCAAGTTTGGATCAGCTGCCCAATTTCTTGCTGATAATCAAGAATAATATCTGCGGTATAGCCAATTTTTTCACTAAGCTGATAAAAGTCGTGGCTGATGATGACGTCGTTTATTTTTCTTTGGGTGATCATTGTTTAATTTGCCTGCTAAATGTTGAATGGCTAAAGACTGAAGCACCGCTTGAGCGTCATTTTCAAAAACAGAAACGCCTTCCACGCCTTGAGCATCACTTTCTTTCAACATTTTTTCAATATGTGGGCTTATTTTCATAGGACTGTCCTTATGACTTGTTGTTTTAAGATAGTTTGAATATTCACGTTTATTTCTTTGGGATTATTGCCTCTTACTCGTTCACCTTTTATAGTTTGAGTACGGTCAATAATTTCACGAATGAAAGGTGCATTTTTATTCATTGCTAACCTCCTTTTTCTGCTATCCTATCACCTTTTCTATTGATCAACAATAAAAAAGGGCTTTCGCCCTTAATCTCTATCTCGATATGAACTTCTTGCGCGGGCTTGTTTTTGGTTTTCAAGGTTGCGCAAGGCTTTTTCCACTTCTTTAGCAATATCCACCGCACTTTGTCCTTGTTGGGCATTGATGTTTATGGTTACTTGCATTGGTTGGCTTGCCGTCTGGGTGGTTTGTGTTTTTGCACTTAGCGGCGGTCGGTTATCCACCTTAATTGGCTGGGCTGTAGCGACACTCACGCCAAGCCCTGCGGCGAGCATTGCATTTTTGCCGTAATTTAGGGCATTGAGCAACGGCACGCCAAGGCGAGATGTGGCTTCTTTTGTCATAATATATTCACCGCCGTGAAAAATGCCTTTCGGTTGGTATTTGCCACCGTTGCCTGCGTAACCGCCTGACCAGCTATTTTTATTTGGCACTTTTGGTTGTTCTGGCTCTATGCCTGTGCCAGACATAAAAAATTTCCCTCCTTCGTTATCTTGGGTCATTGCTTTGGACATTGACTTTTCTTGGGTTTCAATGCTAGGCATATTATCAATAACCCACTTAATGCTATCCATCAACCATTGCAATGGTTTTGTTACCAAATCAATTCCTTTAGCAAGCCATTCGCCAAATTTTTTACCTGCTGCCGCTGCGCTATCCAAATCTTTCGACGTACTTTGCACCGGCGAGAGCAAATCAGTAAACCATTTCACTGCTTTTTCAACCCAACCGACCACAATACCAAAGAGATCGCCTAATGGCTTGAATTTTTCAATCACGGGGGCAAGCTCTGATTTTAAGCCTTCCCAAAATCCGCCAAAAAATGCCCGCACTTTTTCCCAGTTGCGATAAATGATAACACCAGCACCAACCAATGCGGCAACGAGTAATCCGATTGGAGAAAGCAAAAAGCTAATGGCTGAACCTATACCCATAGCGATCATTCTTATAGGAGAAAAAGCAACTTTAAATGTCGTTTTTAATAGATTTACCCAAAAAGAAAGCTGTTTCATTTTTTTGAGAGTCGAAAATAATGCAGCTCCCAAAGAGAAAAATTTTTGCTTAACGAAACCTACGCCTTTAGCGAATCCTGATAATGTCCCCTTATAAGAAAATAACTGTTTATTTGCTAATATTGTAGATTTTGATGTTTTTGACAGCGCTTTATCAAATAAACGAGTTATTCCTGTTAAATGACCAAATCCCAAAATTAAACGACCAACAGGATATAACATAAAACTGAATAACATACTTAATGCTCCAAGTATGGTTAAGCTTCCTGCGATGACTGCAACCCATTTTACTATTTTAGCTGTCAATTCAGGATTTGCTTTAATCCATTCATTCACCGTTCTTAACCAACCGGTTGCGGTTTGCGTAAGTTCTCGCAATGCGTTTGATTGTCCGTCAAAAATAGTTATTCCCAATGCTTCGCGAGCGGAATCAAGCCCTTTTAAATCCCCCATTAGGTTATCTGACATTATGGTAGCAACCTTGGCTGCCGTATCTTTACTTTGTTGCTTGATATTATTTTCATATTCTTGCAGCGCTTTATCTGATTGACTTAATAATTCTAAAGCTGCTGCAATTCCTATTTTACCGAAAATACTTTCAACAATTTCAGCTCTAGCAGCATTACCCATTCTCGATGTTTTTTTATTAATATCTGCTAAAATTTCAGGTAATTGTCGCATATTACCTTTTTTATCTTTTTCTCTTACACCTAATTTTTTCAGATGCTTATTGCCGATTAAATTTAACCCAATATTTTTAAAAGCTGTTCCTGCCGATGATCCTTTAATCCCTACATTCCCCATTAATCCAGCCATTGCAGCAGTTGACTCAAAAGACTGTCCCAAAGCAGTCATAATAGGCCCACCCTCTTTCATTGTTTCATACAATGTTTCGATTGACGTGTTTGATGTGGTGAAGGTATAAGTTAGAACATCTGCAACTCTTTTCATTTCACTAGCCGGAATTTTAAAACCAGAAGAAATATCTGAAACTATATCCGAGACTCTTGCCAATTCTGTTCCAGAAGCCAAAGACACATTTAAAACAGAAGAGATAGAAGACAGAATTTTTTCGGTATCAAATCCAGCCATTGCCAGATATCCTTGTGCTTCTGCTACTTGAGATGATGTAAATGATGTCGTTGCCCCTAAATTAATCGCCTGATCTCTTAATGCTTTGATTTTTGCCGCATCTGCAGCATTGTTTTTATCTAATCTGGTTAATGCCTGTACTTTTGAAAATGCTTGCTCAAATTCAACCGCAGGTTTTAACATTGCCACTGCCGCCATATTTCCTGCGGAACCAGTAAGCATTGCCTTCTGTCCCATATTGCGCAATCGCTCGCTATTTGTTTTTAAGGTTTCTACATTATTTCGATAAGCCTGTTTTCTAGCTTGTCTTTGCTGCAGCTTTTTCATTGCTGCATTTTGTTTATCAATTGCTGCCGTCGATTGTTCTATTTTTTCCTTAAGTTTTTGCTGGCTAACCTTAAATTTTGCAGTATCAAATCCCCCTTGGCGCAAATTTTTTCGTAATTTATTCAACTTCTTTCGTTGCTGTTCTTGTGCTTGCGCCATTTTATTAGCCTGTTTATAAGCATCCGCAACTTGTTTTTTCAATTTTGCAGTAGGGTTGACTGTATTTTTTAGCTGCTGTTCCAATTGTTTTGCCGCAGCTTTTGCGTTAACCAATTTATGGTTATTTTGCTGCAATTCATCACTCAGCCGCTTAAATGAATTCGCCGTTTTTTCTTGTTGTTTTAATGTATTTAATTCATCCGCTGCCCCCTTGACTTTGCCTTGTAACTTATCAAGCTGTTTTTGCACACCTCGCAAAGGTGAAGTGAGCTTATCTACTGCATTTAAAATAACTTTGAGTTCTAGATTCTTCATCTTCTAACCTATTTTTCTTGACAATAAAAAAATAATAATTCAATAATAGAAAAGCTAAGGGGAGGTATTATGGAAATACTTATTTTTTTCATCGGTGCATTTATCTGGCTCGGATTACTTGTTGCTGGTACAGTCTTTGCTTTAGGCATTACAGTTATCCTTGTATCAGCATTAATTATGTTAGCTATCCGCTTTTGGTATATTTCCCTTGCCGCAATGCTAATAATGTTATTCCCCGTGCTTTATTTGGAAGGTTGGCTAGGTTGGACATTCGTCACGATCATTGTTTTTGCTATTGCTATATGGTTTATTCCTGTTCCTGATGACCAAAAAGCGGACTATAAAAAAGCCAAAGCCGAATTTAAAGCAAGCTGGAACGATTTAATTTCTAAACCTTAACTGCTCAATAACCAACTCCTCAATCAATTCCTTATCTTCATCACTAAAGCCCAGCAATTCACGCTGGGCATATTGCACTTTGTAATCTCTGTCTTTCCGTACTCGGGCTTTTAAGCCTTGTTGGTGTATATTAGCAATGGCTGCTGAGCCACCGTTAAAGCCCACTTTGATCCCGTTGCTTTCCGCACGGAAACGCAGGTGCTTTGCAGTGCGGAGTTTGGCAAACATTGCTTTGCGTTTGATTCTGCCTTTCTTTTTGCGTAACTGTTTTTGTGGTTTGCGAGGCTCAAAGGCTGTGCCATCAGGATTCTGTTGGCTGACAATGCGTTTAGCTTGGCTTTTGCGTAACTGTTGCCCGATGTTTCGCGCCAATGCTCGGCGAGCTTGGGGCTTGAGATTATTAATCAGGGCATTCAGCCTTGTATTGACTTCTTCAATGGTTGCCATTTAAGGTTTCACTTTCAAAAATTAATTGTTTTTTCAGATAAACTTGCCATTGTTCCAACATTTGATCATCAAGACATTGTGGCTCTGGCGCATATTCCAAATTCAGTTCGTTTTCTCCTGTTTTCTTGGCGACCACCCGTTCTGTGAGCTGAATTTTAAAGGCGACATCTAAGGTGTTGTTATTGTTGTAATCCACCTCAAATTTAAAGGCTTCTTCTCGCCGTTGTGGGTTTTCAAACAGTTCTGGCTGATTAGTTTTGAGATAGGCTTCAATTGGCACAATCAGGCGTGCGAGATCATCGGCAAAATCGGTTGCGATAATGTCAAGGGTGTAACGATATTCGAAACTTAGGCTATGTCCGCCCGTGGCAATAATGCGACCGTTATCGACAAAAAGCTGTAATCTGTCTGGATTGGCGACAAAATCAGGATAGCTTTTTTCAAGGACGGCGCGCAGTTGGTTTGGTTTTTTCATCGGCTAAAATTCCGTTTTTGTTGCTCAAAAATCGTTTGGCACTCGGTGCAACGGGTGCAACCTGGCAGAGCTTTTCGTCTTGCCTCTGGGATTGGCTCATCGCAATCTTGGCAATATAGCGCACTCACACCTTTAAAAGTGCGGTGCTTTTTTAGTGCGATTTCGCGTTGCATTTGTTCGATTTGTTGCGCTCGGTCTAGGTTGTCTGTCATTGCTTATCCTGTTGATTAAATTCGGTGATGCACTGTTTCAGGGCTTGGTTTTCGGTGATGCACAATGCCAAATGTTGTTGTGCCTGCACATAGGCTTTTGCCAGTTCGCCATTGGTGCGAATCTGTGCGGAAAAACTACCGCACTCATTGCTTTGTGGGCAAAGTATCGGGCGTGGTTGTGGCACGGTTTGGGTTGAGCAGGCGTTGCACATCAGCAGGCAAAGGCTGATTAGCCCAATTTTGGTGTTGGTTAAGTGCATTGTGTAATTCCTTGTTTTGCTGTTGGTGTTCGGCTTTTTGGTTTGTTAGCTCGGCAATCAGCTTATTTTGTTGCTCGGTAAATTTTTTAACATCTTGGTTTAGGGCTTGGTATGCCTGTTGCCATTGGGCTTTGAGCTGGCTTTCTTTGATGGCTTGTTCGTGCCAGTGGGTGGCTTGCCAACCTTGAAAGAGGATAATCAGCACCAATATGACAGGACCAATCAATAACAGCCCTTTTTCTTTCAATGTTAAGAAATTAAACATCTGGCACGCTCCTTGTTACGGCGATCAACCAAGCCTTTTAATACCTTGCCGTTGGCATACACCCAGCGGGGGAATTGGTCGCACATTGCGGGGCTGTAGCCATTCATTGCCATTTTGTAGAGGGTTGAGGATTTCATTTTTCCACAGCCTACATTAAAGGTGATGGAAGTCAGTGCATCGAATGCACCTTGTGGCATATTGCGTCCGTTAGCATAGCGGTTTACACAGGCTTCGGCACGTTGAATATCCCGCACCCAGCGGGCGGCAATTTCTTCAAGGCTGTAATGGCGTTGGGTGATTTTTTGTCCGCTGGCTTCCGTTGAGCCTATGCCTACCGTGAGTACGTCTGCGGGGCATTGATAGGGCTGTTGGTAACAGCCTTCCGCATTGCCGATAAGGGCTAAACCCTGTTCGGAGGTGCGAATTTTGTCAGTGTATTGGTTGATAACCAGCATTATGACGGCTGTAACGCTACAAATCGCGAGATTTTTGCCAATCTGTTTACGGATTGTGGTCATTGTTTCTTCCCTCAAGTTGTTGTTTTTTCAGTTCAAAATCTTTTTTCTTGTAGTACCAGTTAATGGCAAAGGTGGCGATCCCGATGATTATCCCCACAATGGAGGCGGCATCTGCCCAGTTAATATTGCTAAACATATCGGCAATTCGCCCCATTATGAAAGTAAACCCCGCTCCCGTGTAAGAAACTTTGGTTGTGGTGTCGTGCATTGTTAGCTCCAAAGTTGCACGCTATCTTGTGCAACGCTGATTTTGTCGGTATCTGGATCAGGTAAAATGACTTCTGTTCCTAATGGCAAAATCGGTAGGTGCATTAAGTGCGGGTTGAGTTCGCAGGTGATTTCTAATAATCCCATTGGATCGCCGAAATAACGGTATAAAATGGCATCGAGATTGTCATTTTGTTGAGCATAGACTTTCATTAAATCAACTCCACATTTATTCTTCGCACTTTTAACATATCACTGATGGCAAAGCGGGCATCGCGTCGTAATTCATCAATGCTTTCGTTGAGCAATTCGGCTTTTTTCTCGCCGTCGTTGGTGGTGTCGTAGCTGGTGTAACGCTCATAGAGATTAGCCAGTGCAAGGCAGGTTACAGCACGGCGGTAACGGTAAACCATTAGGCTTTCGCCGTTGATTTGTGGGCTGCCAATGGCATAAAAAGGCTGATCGCCGTATTGGGTTTTAAGGCTTGCCAGCTCTTGATTCACGCTTGCCATTGCTTCAATAACGGCATCTTGTAGCCGTGCGGTGGTAACCGTGCCATCTACACGGGCTTGGTGGCGAAAATCTGCCAGCGATAAATCGGGAAAAAAGCCGTCGTTGCGGATAATGTCTTCTGCGTTTAGGCTGTCCACTTGGTGTTGCACGGCTGGCATTGCGTAATTGGGGGCGAGTTTGATGGAAATTGTACCGTCTGACATTGTGTTATCCTTAAAAAATGCGGGGTGGGGATTAATGAAGTGCGGTGGTAAAATTCGATGATTTTTTTGACCGCACGTTTAATCCGCCCCGCCGTGGCGTGATATGCTCGGTTGCTGTTCTTTTTTGCTTGTGCAAAAAAAGAACCAAAAAACACACCCCGACTAAATCGCTTTTCCTCTCTTAGTGGCAATTTTCTTAACGGAAAATTTTGAACTCGCTACGCTCAAACAAGCAAAATTTTCCTAAAAATTGCCACCTGTTCGGGCGATTTACACGGGGATTTATTCGCTGTTTTCGCCTTCTTGAGCGGTTAAATTGAGCGTTTTGCGTAATTTTTTGATTTCCCCTTTTACGCCGATGTGTTGATTGAGGCTGAGGGCTTTTTCGAGATACGCAAGGGCTTGTTCTGGCTGACTTTCGGCTAGCAATAAGCCCAGTTCTCGCAAAAGTCTCGCTCGGCTTTCATCGGGCATATCAAGATTGGCAGTGAGCTGTTGCACTTGCTCTAAATACATCACGTCAAAAGGCTGGTTGATTGCCATTGCCGCTTTAGCTTTGTCGGCAAACTCCTCTGCTAATAGCGTGCCAAGTGTTCGGGTGAATGGCTCGGGCAGGCGTAAATCGTGGAACACGGCATAACGGGCAATTTGCAAGGCAAGGTGATATTCGTTGCAGTCAATCGCCCACACCAGCCATGTCATCAGTACGCTGTCTTGTTTGCCTGTTCCCGCAGACAATGCCCCTTCAATCCAGGGTAAAAATTCGGGCAAAATGCCTTTTTTGTATGCGGCTTTTCGCTCGTTAGATTGCAGTTCTTTGAGGTTTTTCTTGTGGCGGGCCAATAGGCGACAGCGTTTTTCATATTCGCTGTATTGGCTTAAATCCTCATTCTCCGCCGCGTGAGCTACCGCGGCGGAAACTTCCATTAAGTGGCGTTGAGCGGGCGATAATCTTTCAGCCATTATGCTTCTTTATCCTCAAAGGTGATATTTTCGATCAGTGCCGCACAGCCGTATTCTTCGATTTTGTAATCGATATTTTGCGAGAGGAAATCTTCAATGCGGTTGCGTCTTGGGTTGTTGATCACAAAGCGTCGCATTGAACCTTCTTGGATATATAAAGAAAGGTTATCAAGGCGGGTGATCAAGATAGACTTCGCGGGGAAGAATGGGACGCGAATGGCTTTTAAACCGCCAATTTGTTTTTGCGAAATAATCACTTGGCTGGCTAAATCTTCACTTGGTTTCAAATCGGTATTCACTATATTGAAGTATTTATCATTGAGAATTTCGCGGCCGCAAATCACCACTAAATCGGTGTCATCCGCATAGACTTCATCAATTAAGGTGTTCACGGCGTCCATTACTAAGGCATCAATGTTTTCATAGCCATTGTCCTTGCTTTGTCCTTTACCCACTTTGATTTTGTTACCCGTGCTTGCACCGTTCATCACGTGGGCTGGCTTGTCTTCGCGTAACTGTTGCAACCAGCCTTTTTTCACGTCTTGCAATTTTGGGTTTGAGGATAAATTCGAGGTTTCGCTGCGGCTTGTGCCATTAAAGCCCATCATAATGAGGTTTAAGGCAATGGTGCGTTGGGTGAGGCTGGCTAATTTTTGTTGAAAATCGGGGTGCTTCGCCCATTGGTCGAGTTTAATCCAAGGGATATGGGTGTCAAAATTGACTTGTTCGCATTTGTAACGGCGACCAGACATTGCAGAAATATCTTTGGTTTCGCGGTCTTTGCTGTTGGTGTCGGTGGTGCTGGCAATGGCTGCGGCAACCTCTAAGCCAACAAGCTCCGCTTCCATTAGCGGATCACGCACCACATTAATCCATTGTAAAAATTGTGAGCTGAGCAACACTTTTTCCACAAGTTTTTGTTCGACGCTTGGGGTAACGGTAAATTTTTCTTTTACGTCATCGACGGTTACGCCGTTCAGCTCGGCAATGCGGGCAACATAGGCATTAAATTTCTGTTTGGTTTCGTTACGCATAAAAGTTCCTTAGCAATCCGTTAAATGTTGGTGAGTGGCTTCCCCCGCAATGCGTGGGCGTGCGGTGTAATGCTGAGCAGGTTTGCTTTCAAGTTCGGCAAATTGGGCTTTGATGTGCTGATTTTCATTCTGCACGTCGGTGAGCTTGGCTTGATGTTGTTGCAAATCGCTTTCAAGTGCGGTGAGTTTTGACTGCGTTTCTTTGGTATGCTCAGCAAGTAACTCAAGGGCTTGTTGCAAATCGGCAAAGCGTTGTTCGTCGTTGCTTTCTTTTTTGGCAAATAAGGCTTTGATTTTTTCAAACACGGAAAAAGTGGGTTTTTCGTTGATGTCTTCAAACTCGAAAGCCGTTTCAATGGCTGCAGTAAATAGGTTTTCTGCTTTTTCTTTGCGGTTATTTAATGGGTTAGCTGTCGCCACGGCTGAAAATTGCAACATTTCTGTACCAAGGCTGGCTGGGTTGTCAGTCACTGCAAGCCCCACTAAATAAGCTTCACCCGTGTCAGCAAAATTGGGATCACATTCAATTGAGGTGTAGATTTTTTGGCGTTCTTTGTTGAGCTTAATTAAATCCTCAGTCGGATCAATTTGTGCGAGTAGTTGCAATTTGCCATCGGCATTTTCTTCCGTTTTTAAGCCAATCACATCACCATAGCTTTTTGAGTGCGGTTCATCATTCCAGAGATAACGGAATTTGATGTGTTCAAGATTAATTCTTGCACCGTATTTTTTTGGATCGTAGTTAGCTGCCATTTGTTCAATCCAGCTACGATTAATCGTGCGTCCATCTGTTGTTGCACCTTCTGTTGCAACGACAAACCATTTTGATTTTTTCGACATAGTTCGTCCTTTTGGTGGGGTTAGGTTCAAATTGGCAACATTCTGTAAGGTTTTATTTTTGCGGTCTATGGGTTGCGATTGTGAATACTTGCTTAACACATTCAAAGGCAAGACGGTGGGCGGTGGGGTTTCTATTATGCGGTCATTCTGAATTATTTTTTTGAAATGATGAGCGAACAAGAGCAAATAGGCTTAGCCTCGTTAGAGGTAGATAACAAACGCCAAGCAAAAGAGATGTATTTTGCTGGCTATAAAATTGCTGAAATTTCTCGCCAGTTGGGTGTGCCATCGTCCACGATTTCGAGCTGGAAAGAACGAGAGAAATGGGAGGATATGGCTTCGATCAGCCGTGTGGAACTTGGCATTGAAACCCGCTATTTATTATTACTGCGGAAAGAGGTGAAAACAGGGTCTGACTTGAAAGAGTTGGATTTTTTAATGCGTCAGATGAAAGAGGCGGCAAGGGTGAAACGCTATTCCTTTGGCGAGGGCAACGAAACGGATTTAAACCCGAAACTGAAAAACCGTTATAAAGGTGAACGTAAGAAACCTGAACAAAATGCCATTAACCAAGAACAAGAAGAATTGCTTATTAATGGCTTTTTGGAGGAGATGTTTGCTTATCAGCGGGTTTGGTTTGAGGCGAAAACGCACCGTATCCGCAATATTTTGAAAAGTCGTCAAATTGGGGCAACCTATTATTTCGCTCACGAAGCTTTGGTCGATGCCTTAACCACAGGGCATAATCAAATTTTTCTCTCTGCCAGTAAAAAGCAGGCGTTGCAGTTCCGCTCTTATATTGTGAATTATGCCAAGCAGAAAGCGAACGTGGATCTGAAAGGCGAAACCATTAAATTGCCAAATGGTGCAGAATTAATCTTTTTAGGGACAAACTCGGCAACGGCTCAATCTTATCACGGTAATTTGTATTTTGACGAAATCTTTTGGGTGCCGAAATTCGATGTAATGCGGAAAGTGGCTTCGGGTATGGCTGCACAGAAGTTTTATCGCCAAACCTATTTTTCTACCCCCACTACCATTGCCCACCCTGCCTATGCGTTTTTTTCGGGCAAGGCGTTTAACCGCCACCGTGCTAAAAGCGAGAAAGTGGACATTGATATTTCTCACGCCAATTTGCGGGCGGGCAAGTTGTGTGGCGATCGCCAGTGGAAGCAAATTGTTACCATTTATGATGCCTTAGAAGGTGGCTGTAATCTGTTTAACATTGAAGATTTGTTAGCTGAGAACTCTAAAGAAGAATTTGAGCAACTGTTTTTGTGTCAATTTGCTGATGATAGTACCAGTGCGTTTAAGGCGGCAGATTTGCAACTTTGTCAAGTGGACAGCCTTGAGGAATGGAGCGATTTTGTGCCAAATTGGAGCCGTCCTTTTGGTAACCGTGAAGTGTGGCTAGGTTATGACCCCGCTTATACGGGCGACCGTGCGGCATTGGCAATTGTTGCTCCGCCACGCGTGGAGGGCGGCGATTATCGGGTGCTACATCATCAGACCTTTCACGGTATGGATTACGAGGCACAAGCCAAACGCATTGCCCAGTTTTGTGATGATTATAATGTTACCCGCATTGTGATTGATAAAACGGGAATGGGATCAGGTGTGTATCAAGAAGTGCTGAAGTTTTACCCAATGGCAACGGGGCTAACTTATAGCCCTGATATTAAGAACGAAATGATTTTGAAAACGCAAAACTTGATCCAAAAACGCCGTTTGAAATTTGATGGCGTGGATATTCTCACCAGCTTTATGACGATTAAAAAACGCATCACTAGCACGGGCAAAATAACTTATGTTTCAGATCGCTCGGAAGAAGCCAGCCACGGTGATATTTCGTGGGCGATTATGAATTGTATTTTAAATGTGCCTTATGGCTCGGGCGGTGATCTTGGTAGCCAACAATCCACGATTTTTACTTTTGATTAGGATAAATTATGAAAAAAACGCGTAAAAAAATGACCGCACTTAATACACTTAACAATAACCATAGCCATAGCAAAACCCAAGCCTTTAGTTTTGGTGAGCCGATTCCTGTGTTAGACAGAACGGAGATTTTGAACTATTTTGAAGCGGTGTTGATGTATGATAAATATTATCAACCGCCAATTAACCCGAGCTATTTAGCCAAAGCCTTAAATGCCTCGCCCCATCATCAAAGTGCCATCACGGTGAAAAAGAATATTTTGCTTTCCACCTGTAAAACCAGCGTACTTTTTCCCCGTACGCAATTGGAAAAGCTGGTGCAAGATTATTTGGTATTCGGCTATGCTTATGTCGAAAAAGTGGAAAATGCCTTTGGCAAAGTGATTGGCTTAAAATCCCCTTTGGCAAAATATATGCGTAATGGCGTGCAAGATGGGCAGTTTTTCCAAATTGTGAATGGCTATGAAGAATATGAGTTCGCCAAAGATTCTGTGTTCTGCTTGATTAACCCTGATATTAATCAGGAAATTTATGGCACACCTGAATATCTGGCCAGTTTGCAATCGGCGTTTTTAAATGAGAGTGCCACGCTGTTCCGCCGTAAATATTATTTGAATGGTGCACACGCGGGATCCATTATTTATATGACTGACCCAACGCAAACCCGTGAGGATATTGAAGCCATCAAAAATCAAATCAAACAAACCAAAGGCACAGGTAATTTCAAGAATTTATTCATCTATGTGCCAAACGGAAAAAAAGAGGGGTTGCAAGTGATCCCGCTATCTGATGTGGTGGCGAAAGATGAGTTTATGAATATCAAAAATGCAAGCCGTGATGATGTGCTAGCCGCTCACCGCGTACCACCGCAATTAATGGGGATTATCCCAAATAACACAGGCGGTTTCGGTGATGTAGAAAAAGCCACAAAAGTGTTTTTTGTCAATGAGATCATTCCCTTGCAAGAACGGCTAAAAGAGATCAACGATTGGCTAGGGCTTGAGGTGATCCGCTTTGAGAATTACAAGCTATTAGAAAGCGAGTTAAAGCACAAATCAAGCTATTGGAAAACGATTAAAAGCACAAATCAAGCTATTGGACAACGATTAAAAGCACAAATAAAGTGCGGTGCAATTTATCATCATTTTTTGCATAAATTGCAAGAAAATCGACAACCCGCCTAACTCTCCCGTGTTCAGCACGGGATTTTTATTGCCTATTTTTGCCTATTTATAATCAAAACCACACCTAAAAAATCGCGGTCATATCTTCGCCACGCCCGCACAGTAAATGTAGTGATTTCAACGCAAATTGCGATCCCTGCCCAAGCCTTTTGCATAATAACGGCATTAAGATCCTTTCTTTCAGATCCTTCAACGCAAACCAACGCAACAAAACGCAAAAATCAGATCTATTTGCTGTAGTTTTAAGCGGTTACATTAATAATTTATAATATGATCCAAAACTGCACCATATTTACATAATGATTTGATTTAATTAAATAATGGTATCCAATACCTTGATTTTTTTCTTCGGTCATAAAAAATACCTGTATCTGATTAAGGTGATTATCTCAGAAACAGGCGTTTACACAAATTTTTGGATAGGATTCCTTCAGATAACATTTCTGTTAATTAGAAGTTTGCCGAACCGGTTGGCGAATCATTTGTTGTGTTTCTAAATTCTTAGTAATAAACCCTTTATCTCTTAATCCATTGATCATTTCAGTGTAAATATCGTTGTTGTTTGGATCTCTAATCGTCATCACTAAAATAAATTCTTGAGGTGGAATTTGCTTAAGCCCTCGTGGTGTCACATCAATTCTTAATTTCCACCCCTCACGAAACTTTACACGGCTCAACTTGCGATGATAGGATTTAACCGAATTCCATTTAAAGCCGTTTTCTACCATACTCCGTTCAAATTTTTCATCCCACACTCTTTCCAGTGGTATACAACCTTTAAAACTTATTTTGTTATTTTTATCATAACCAAAAGTACCAAAACTCACATCAATGTTGGTACGGCAATACTCTTCGCCAAATTTTTTATCTAAAGTAGGATTATAAACCAATGTCATTGCAATTTCGCCTTTGCAAAGACCGTTTTCAATCAGAGAGGGCGGGTAAGGAAAATCGAGCATTTCCAAATGTGTGCCTTGAGCGATCTGCTGTTTAAAAATCAACGTCACTTCGTTCTCGCTACATAACAAAGTTTGCTGCACATCTTCAGCGGGCAAACCAAAACCATAATACTTCATTTCATCAGGTGTTAAATTAAATGCTAGTCGAGAGTTCATTCTCGCTGAATGGATTAACATTGCTTTGGCTAATAACAAATCTTTGTCTTGTAATTCATCATAAATATGAGCTAACTTCTTCGCCGCACGGGGGGCAGCATAGCTTGTACCAATACCCTCAATAACATTTCCTTGCCAATCCATCCCCCGCATACCTATGCCAGCATAATTGGTTTGAGAATCGCAATTTCCGCCATATTCCACAATATCTGGTTTAACCGAATAGCCTACACCAGGCCCGCGCCGACTAAATGAAGATGGTTCATTTTCCTTCACAACGGAATCTTCTGAATCAAATAATGCCACCGAGCCCACGCTAATTGCCCGAACGGAATCCGCTGGCGAGATAATTCGATCTTGATCATCTCCCTCTGCAATATTAGACGGCCATTGACGATGTAAAAGATAATTACCGCTTGAGACCACAAATTGCACATTATATTGTGCTTGCATCTGATCTAAAAATTCGCCGAATGTCGAAATAGACGAGCCACAAATATTATCTGGTATACCTAATGATAAATTCCAGATCTTGGTACTATTTGCATATTTCTGCATTGTCTGTTCAATAATTACCATTAAGTCATCTTCACCAATACCATCCACCTCTCCATAACGTGCATCACTATTTGGCAGTGCAACAATATCAATAAATTTAAAGCGAGAATGCTGCGCTTCAGGCAGATCATTTAACAGATTGCCATATTGGATCATCGATGCAATAAACGTACCATGTGATGGATTTTGATAGGCTTCCGCCACATAAACTTCTCTTGCAATGATATATTGTGCTAAATAGGGGTTATCAACACTAATTCCACCATCAATAATCCCAATGGTCGTCTCCTTTTCATCAAAATTCAGTGTAGAAAATGAATTTTTGAAGTCGATATTAAGCTTATTTAACTTTGGCAAAGAAAAGCGCTGAAAAACATCAATCGACTTAATACCATTAATTTGAGCCAGAGAATCAATATCTTGATAATCATTCACTTGCAATTTAATCAGATTCAATGAACCATAATGAATAAATTCATATTGCTTTTGAAAACCAAGATGATCTAACTGTTGAGTAACGTACTGAGAAATTCTTAAATTATCCAAATCATCATCAAAATCAAACAGTTTAATTTTAATTCTATGCTTAACTTGCTCAAATTGCTCGCGATTCAAACCTTGCAACGTCGCGGCGATTTTATCTTTCGCTGCAATGGGCTGAATATCTTTAATCACGGTTAGATTGGCTTTAATTTTCTCAGAGTGTGAATTCTGAATAAGTTGAACGGTGCTCTCAATCGCTTTTTCCGTCACTTTAATATAAATCTCATCAAGGCGTTCGCCACCAATAATCGAACAAAAACGACATAAATCATTTGGTTTATGCGATTTAGCAATCGCCTCTTCCCGTACTGTAATCTTGCCAACGGCAGGCACTGTCGGGTTCTGGCTAAATACTGAGGCATAATATGTTGAAATATCATTAAATTTATCAATCAAATCCGATTTTAATTTATCAGTCACTTCACCAAAAAATTTAATCGAACCACCTCTTTGGTTTGCTTTCTTGTCTTGATTTCTTGTTAATACCACTTTAATCGGTAAGTATTTCTCACTCATTTTTTAATCCTCGCTCAAAATTTTCTGAATAGTGGTTTTAGAACAATCTAAGATATTCGCAATAGTTTGCAGGCTAAATAACTTACTGTCGCAACCCCGTAAAAATTTTGCTTTAAACACCAAGGCTTGTTTATTTGTCATCGCCTCATCAGGGACAACATTCTTAAACACGAATAACTCCTGATAAATTTGTGATTTGCTCAAAGGCAAGTCGTGAACCACCGCAAAACGAATAGCCTTATTCATTATGACTTCGATATTTGCACCGCTCAATCCCGTAAAAGCAGCCACAAATTCATCAAGGGTTTTCTCATCAAAGGCTACATGCTGATGACTAAATAGCTGAATCATCTGCTTAATTGCTGTCGCATCAGGTAAACCAATCTCCAACTTATATTCAAATCGTCGCCAAACCGCAGAATCCAACAAATGTTGATGATTGGTTGCCGCAATAACAATACTATCCTTGCTCATGAGATCAATATTTTGTAATAAACTGTTAACCACCCGCTTTAACTCGCCAAGTTCATTATTATCATCACGTGCTTTCGCGATGGCATCAAACTCATCTAAAAACAGCACACAAGGTATTTTCTGTACAAATTCAAACAGTGAACGGATATTTTTCGCCGTTGTACCTAAATAAGACGAAATCAAACTGTCTAAACGTGCAATCACAAGTGGCATATTCAACTGCTTAGCAATAAAATATGCGCACTTTGTTTTGCCACAACCTGGTGGACCATACATCAACAGCGTATTAACCAAACCAATCCCTGCCGCATACAATTTTTCTGCATGGCGATAATTTAACAGAAAGCTGGCTAATTTATCTGCATTATTTTGCGACAAAATCACCTCTATATGATTATCGTCAGGGTAAATCACATCAGCCAACATTGTGCGAGACTCATTATCCACGGGTAATGCTGATGTCTTATCCAACCCCATTGGTTGCAAATTGTGGCTTTCTGCGGACTCTAAAATTTTTTTAAAACGCACCGCACCTCTTTGCTCGCCCTCAGTTTGCAGTTTATCAATCAACAGTCTGGTATAGTTAACCACTTTCGCCCTATCGTACTTCAATGCCCCTTCAATAATCTTGCTCATTTCAATTGCATATTTCATTTTAACACCCCCTCTCGTAAATGAAGTCGCATTGTATAGAAACAAATAGAATAGGTAAAGAACGAAATGAAAAATTTATAAAACAAATGACAAAATTTAAAGAACAAATATGCAGTAATTAGAAACGAAAGGAATAAATAAAAGAACGATTTGTGTAATCTATCCAATTTCTTCGGTTATATTGAAAAAGCCTCGAAATTGATCTGCACCC